CAAAGCATGGGATTGTTAGATGGCAATTACAACATACGCAGAGCTGCAATCCAGCATCGCTGACTTTCTGAACCGCGATGATTTAACCAGCACAATCCCCACGTTTATTTCGCTGGCCGAGGCAAATTTTAATCGCACCGTGCGCCATTGGCGTATGGAGAAGCGCAGCACCGCGATTGTGAATACGCAATACACCGGCTTGCCTGCTGACTTTTTAGAGCCGTTGCGGTTTAGCATTACAAGCGGCACAACGATGCGCCTTGAGCTGCTTAGCCAAGCGCAAATGCTTGATCGCCGTCAGGATAGCCACAACGTTACGGGCGATCCTAGATATTACGCAATGACGGACGGCTCAATAGAATTGTTGCCGACCCCTTCTGCTGATCGCACGCTGGAGATGGTGTATTATGCCAGCCCAACATCATTAAGCGGCAGCAATGCAAGCAACTGGCTTTTAACTTACTACCCCGATGCGTATCTATATGGCGCATTGGTTCACAGCGCACCATATCTTGCCGATGATAATCGCATACAAGTTTGGGCGGCATTGCTGCAGAGTGCCATAGATGGTATAAACGCAGATAGCGAAAAGGCCACATATGGTGGAGTTGGCCATAAAATGAAGATTAGGAGTTACTAAATGGCAACGTTAAACGATAGGGTACTAGATAACGGCTTGACCGTTTTGGATACCGAGGCAAATCGTGTAGATATTTGCTCATCTGAGCCAACCACATATGCCGCTGCAACAAGCACTCTGACGCTTGGGAATGAAACCAGCATAAGCATATCAGCCCCTGCCGATGCATCGCCAAACGGACGCAAGGTTACGCTGGCAGCGATCACTGGCGCATCTGTGACCGCGACCGGCACGGCAACGCATTATGCGATTACTGACACCGGCAACAGCCGCTTGCTTGCTACTGGCGCGTTATCAGCATCACAGGCGGTTACATCTGGAAACACATTTTCTCTGACAGCATCAGACATTCGCATTCCAGATCCAGCATAAGGGCTAAACAATGGCCGTTCTTAAAAATCGGGCAAAGATGTCCACCAGTACAACGGGTACTGGAACCATTACGCTTGGCAGTGCCGAGGATGGCTATCAGAGCTTTGCTGATGCTGGGGTAGCTAATGCAGATGCAGTCCGTTACGTTATTGAGGACGGCAGCAACTGGGAAATAGGCACAGGTACTTATACGGCCACTGGCACCACCCTGTCACGCACGGTAAGCGAAAGCAGCAACTCAGACGCAGCGATTAATCTTAGCGGCTCAGCTACAGTGTTTATCGGGGCTACGGCTGAGGATATTCCTGCGCTTTATGCTGATAATCCATCTAGCGCTACTACTCCAACTGCGAGTGGGGCGAATGCTATAGCAATTGGTGACAACACAACTGCTAGTGGCGAAGATGCTGTAGCGATTGGAGACAATGTAGTTGCCAGCGGTTTAAGAAGTATTAGCCTTGGCGGCTTTAGCGATGCTACTGGAGATTATTCAGTTGCTCTGGGCGCTGGCGCTCAGGCTCTTGGCGAAAATGCTGTAGCTATTAAGGGCAATGCTAATTACCAGCGCACTACTGCAATCGGCATGAATAGTGGTGGGAGCAAATCAATCGCTGGTGTAGCTGGCACAAATACGGGTGGTGCAACAGCTTTAGGCGGCTCTTACGCGGGAGCATTAGACAGCTTTGCAGCCGCCATAGCTAACAACAGTTCAAGCTATGGGGCGACTGGTGCTAATAGTATTGCTATGGGGTATCAGGCTAAGGCGACAGGTGATAATAGCAGAGCAATGGGTTATCAAGCTATTGCCAGTGGTAGCAATTCTCTTTGCTTTTCACAGCAAAGTGAAGCAAGCGGCTCAAGCAGTTCTGTGATTGGTGGGTACGGCAACGTAGCTGATTTTACTTATGGGTTCGCATCTGGGCAATATGCACATACTAACAATGTATATGGCAAAATGGCACGAGCCAATGGACGCTTTGCTGCAACGGGTGATGCGCAACATGGTACGTTTGTACTTAGATCAGATACAACTGATGCTACAGCAGAAGTTTTAACTTCAACAAACAGTACATCTATTCTCGATAAGGCTCAAGTAAACGTCCCCTCAAACGCAGCCTTTGCATTCCACGGCACAATCGTTGCCAAGCAGTCTGGCTCTGCCAATGCAGCGGCATGGAAGGTAGAGGGTTTGATTGTAAACAACGGCGGCACAACAACGCTTACCAATTCTGCAACTACAGTCCTCAGCAACACGCCATCTTGGGGTATGGCACTAAGTGCAGATGACACTAACGATGCACTGGCAATCACAGTCACAGGTGCAGCATCAACAGACATCAGGTGGGTGGCTACGATCCACACATCTGAAGTAACTTATGCCTAAAGGAGAAACTAATGGCTATTCAGAATAACATCGAACAAGGTGCCTCTCAGTACGGCATTGCATTTAACAACGCATACTACCGCATTGTGACAGCGGCTGTGTCACGCCAGCGTGGAACTGATCCAAAGTTCAGCGTGATGATTGACTTGAGTGCTTATGCTACAGCAACGCCTGATGATGATACCCGTGAGGTAGACTTTAAGCGGTACAACGCAAACCTGACAGATATCGAAGCTGCATCAGGCTCAACATTCTTGGACAAGTGCTATTCTTGGGTAATGGCTCAGGACGACATGGCGGGAAGCACGGCCGTTTAAGGAGTAACCTATGGGCATTGTAATTGACTACACAAGCGACTTCTTTCAGCCTTCTCCCTCAGCGGAAAAGGTCGGCACTATTACGACTGGTAGTATTGATCTAGGCAGCGGAAATGTGTTTAGCGATGCCCCTTCTGCTAATGTAACTTACACGTTTAGCAGTCCACCTGCGACTGGCAATGCCTATGGTTTTACGTTGAAGGTAACGCCATCAGCAACGGTAACGATTACATGGCCTACGTCTGTTGACTGGGCAGGTGGAGCAGCACCAACTGCACCTGCATCTGGCGAGACAGACATCTTTGCGTTTTATACGCAAGACGGTGGCACAACTTACTATGGTTTCCAAGCAGGGGATGCGATGGCATGAGCATTCCTAGGTTAATGCAGATGGCTAAATCTGGCGCATCAGCGGGTGGCGGTGGTGCTGCTGGTGATGGCGATTTTACATCTGCTACCTATGATAGCTCATATACTATACCAAGCGTGACAAATCTTAGAGGCATTGTTGTAAGCGACGATGAAACTAAAATTCTTGTGGTCGATATAAGTGCGTCTACAAATTATTTGATTAGGGTCGAGCTAACTACTGCGGGAGATTTGTCCACAGCAAGTGTTGCTGATACTTCGTCGATAGGTACAGGAACAAAGTTTAATTTATTCCTGCAGTCACCATCAATTGTTTGGGCGATGGATGCAAGTGCTGACAGTATAAAAAAATACACATTAAATGCTGATTTTGGAGATAGTATTTCTTCTACTGGCACAACTTCCGTACCTGCTGGAGCAAACACAACATCAAGCGACAATCCCAACAGTGTGACTTTCAATAATGATGGTTCTAAAATGTTTATTGGCGACTGGAACGCTGATGGTGTTCAGGAGTTTGCATTAAGCACTAACTATGACCCATCTACAGCCACTTATACAGACAATGGCGATGTCTCTACCCAGACAGTAAGTCCTTATGCGCACTTTTGGGGGTCAAGTGGTACTAAGCTATACGTCCACGAAGGGTCTGCTGGAACAAGCGAGCTATTCCAATACACTCTTTCTACAGCATATGATGTTTCAACAAAAAGCTACGATGGGTCTTTGATGTTAGATGATGGGCCTCTTACAACCAATGGGTACGCTGTAGGCGTTGGGTCAAACAGTAACGACAATGCTCTTTATGTTGCCGTTGCTGATTTTGTTAGTGGCACAACCTCTATAGCAAAATACACAGCATAGTCGGAGAAAATAATGTATATCAAAATCACAAACGGCGTTCCATCAAAGTACACGATAGGACAATTACGCCGTGATAATCCGCAAACCAGCTTTCCACGCATAATACCTGACAGCGTCTTAGCTGATTACAGCGTTTACCCTTGTAGCATTGTTGACGTTGATATTGATGCATTGGTTCAAACGAAAGTTGATGGTGATTACACGCAAACAAATAATGCTTGGTCGTTGCAAAGGGTTGCCTCTAACTTGCCACAGCAAGATGCCGAAAGAAATGTGCGAGAGCATAGGGATGCTTTACTGTCAGAAACTGATTACCTTGCTTTGTCCGACAATACTATGTCTGCCGCAATGACTACCTATCGTCAGGCACTTCGTGATATAACAGATCAGGCAGGGTTTCCCTTTAATGTTACTTGGCCCACTAAACCGTAGGAGTTAACACATGCTAGGTTTCAGCCCATTAGCGTCTGCCCCATTAGCCGACACAGGGGCTGTTGCAGAAGCAGCATTTGGCCTTGATGATATTGTTGCTGGCGCACCCACGGTTGCTGCTTCAACGATCTCTCAAGTTCACGTTCTAACGTCAGCCGATATTACGGCGGGTGTGCCTACGGTTTCGTCAGTTGTATTAACTAGACCTAACAATGCGCTAACATCAACTGACATTGTAGCAGCAAACCCGACAGTTGCTGCCCCTACGCTAGTTGCAAATTCCGCCCTTACATCTACGGATATTACGGCGGGTGTGCCTACTGTCGCAGACGCCACCGCGACATCAGATCAGGCCTTAACCAGCGTTGACATTACTACCGGCGCACCTGTTATTGGCTCGCCTGACTTAGATCACAATCACGCATTTAGCGGCGATGACATCGTGGCTGGCGCACCTGCGGTTTCCACGTCAACCATCTCGCAGATCCACACGCTGGCATCGTCAGACATCACGACAGGCGCTCCTACAATTGCCACGGCCACGGCTGCGGAAGAGGCGCATCTAACGTCAGCCGACATTGTTTCAGGCACCCCAACTATTGCTGATGTTACGATTAGCCAAGTTCACAATTCAACTGCGTTGGATATTGACGCTGGCGCACCTGTCGTTGGAACGCCTGTTATAACCGGCGCTCAGAGCTTAACGTCAACAGATATTACGGCTGGCGCTCCTACGATAGAAGCGTCTACGCTGGTTGAGAATGTCGCGCTAACATCGACGGGTATTACAACTGCCGCGCCAACAGTTGCCGCTTCAACGATTAGTCAAGTTCACGTTATAACGCCTGACGGCATATCTACCGGCACCCCGATTGTCGGCGCTACAAGCATCACGCAGATCCACAGCATCACGCTGAATGACATCGTGGCCGGTGCGCCAACCGTTGGCCCAGCGCGGTTTAAGTGGCAAGTCGAGCCTGTCGGGCCAGAAACGTGGACGGAGCAAGCTGTCGGCGCGGAAACATGGACAGAGCAAACTGTCAGCGCGGAGACTTGGACAGAACAGGAAGCAGCATAGTGTTTGCTGGCAAAATGATATATAGTGCAAAAAAGCGCGAGGCGATTAAATGACGATTAGCATAACCAAACCCACAGTCGGCGGTTCAGAGAATACATGGGGAACCACGATCAACACGGCACTTGATGACGTTGTGGACGTTCTGAACGGTGATACCGCAAGCACCCCAGACTTAACTGCTGGATCATGGAAGGTCGGCGGCACGGCTGTTACTGCTGATGCTGCGGAGATCAATAAGCTGGACGGCTTTACTGGAGATGCTGCTGACTTAAATTACGCAAAGGATTTGCGGGCAACCGGCGTAACCACAACTGAGTTCAACAAGCTGGACGGCTTAACAGCCTCTACCAGTGAGCTAAATAAGATGGATGGGGTTACTGCCACAACGGCAGAGATAAACAAGCTGGATGGTGTGACGGCTACTACAGCAGAGTTGAACCATACTGACGGTGTGACCAGCAACATCCAGACGCAGTTGAACGCCAAGGCGTCTACATCAACAAGTATTTCTGCTGGCGGCGGTTTAACGGGTGGTGGGTCTTTAGCGTCCAACCGCACCATCAGCCATTCAGACACATCAAGCCAAAGCAGCGTAAACAACAGCGGC